TTGCCTTGCATTTGTTGTTGGTTTTGTGCAGCTTGTAACGCTGTTCCAAAACCTTGTTGTTGTGCTTGACCTATTTGTCTTAATCTTGCGTTTTCTAATTCTCCTCTTTGAACTCCTTCTCTACCTCCACCGAAAGCACCTTGCATAACTGCTTGAGCACTTAATTGATTTTGTGCAATTCCAGCTTGTCTATTAATTTCATCTGTAACATATGATTGATATGGATTAAAAAATTGTGAAATATTTGGTGTCTGAGCAGCAAGTAATTGTCCGATGCCCGATGTTACTGTAGGAGCACCAACTCCTGTTTGGCCTGCCGCTGTTATACCTTGTTGCTCTAAAGCTCCAAGACCAGCAACTTGCATTGCAGGAATATTAATAGGTTGACCAGCTATTCCTCTAGCTAGATCCATAAGTTCTATTTTACGTTCTTCTACTCCTGGTGCTTCTCTTATAACTGATGTATTAAAAGATGTTCCACTTGATGAAGGTTGTGCAGGTGCAGATCCACCGCCGCCGCCAAATATACTACTTACTATTGATCCCATTAGACTTCTCTCTCCATTTGAATATGTTTAGCTTTCCAACCCCATTTTTTAGATACTCTTGACCAACCTGGTCTTACCCAAAAGCTTAGTTTTTTACATCCATTAAGTTTAGCAAATTTTGTAACTGTTTTCACTATCTTGTCCTCCCATAAATGTCTTTTTCTTCCTGTACAAATAATTGCTTCAAGTTGAGAGTAAGCAGGTAACGCTGCTATTCGAGTTACAAATAAACCGAAAACTTGATTTAATTCTTCTTCATCACTTCCAAAAACCAAAAATAATTGAGCTTCATCTTTTTTAAGTAGATCTTTGATATCTTTAGCTGTAGCAAAACCACCTGAGTAATTTAAAGCTTCAGCTACCATAAAATCACACAACGGCCAAAACTTATCAATGAATTTAGGTTCTACAGATAAAACTGATAGATCTGGTTTAGCTAACTTTTGTTTGTGCATCTTTGCCCTTCTGTAATAAATCAAAAACTCGTTTGTATCGAGCTTGTTGGTCATAGAAGTATTTTGCACCTTTTTCTCTCATATCTTTCATGCTATTAGGGTTTCCTCCAGCAATGATTCCAGCGCCTAACACTCCATCTGCTCTTGTTACAAACTCTCCGTCTGCTAATTGAGCTAACATTGTATCTTCGTCTTTGTCTCCTGTGCCTGACCCATCTTCGACATATCCTGATGCTCTCACATAATTTACAGAATCATCTTCGTCATGAGTTCTTTTACTTGGAAGGTAATTAATACCACCTTCATTAAATTTTTTTATTTCTGCTAAACCACCTTTATTATATCTATCTGCCTCTATTGCATATGGACCTTGTCTAAAGTCTCCTTGATTTTTAGGATCAGCTTCAGGTATGTAAGGTTGTTCAAATGTTTTCTCTACACCTGTTTCAGGATCTATGTATCTAAAACCACCTCTTGCTTTTTGTAAATCTGCTACTGCTAAATTATAAGTTGGAGTAAAAACGTCTTGTGGTTTAGGATCAAATGCACCTCCAAAATATGTTCCTGCTCCTACTGCTAATGCAGCTTTCATAGGATCAATTTGTAATTCACCTGTGAAGTCACCTCTCTCGTTTAATCTTTGTTGTGTAAATAATTTTTGTAAAAAGTTTTGTTCAGCTGGTGTGCCTCCAGGTCCGCCTGCCGTTGCCGCTGTACCTGCAGCTGTTGCTGCACTTACCGCTGGCATAGTAGCTTGACCAACTGCCATTTGACCCGCAGGATTTAATACTGATGCTTGTTGTGGTAATCCTAACATTGCGCCAGCTTGTGTTCGACCTAAAGCTTGTATTGGTCCTAATGAAGTGAAGGGTGTAAATCCAGTTTGCGCTGCAGAAAAACCAGGTACGCCCATTGCTGAACCTCCAGCCAAGACACCTTTACCACCGTAGTATCCAGCTGCTGCTCCTGTAAGTCCGCCTAATATTCTTTGAAGTCCTGATCCACCAGCGTCTTTGGATCCTTTATAACCTTTGTATCCTCCGTAGGCGGCCAGTGCATAGGGTAAAAATTGTAACATATATTATGTAATCCTTAAAATTAGCTAATTGGTAAATATTACCATTTTATGAGGTCTTTGACAACTCATCGGAAAAAGACCCTCTATATTGGTGTTCTCCTATATGACTTATTTTCTCTGTTATAAGAGCATGACATTTACCACCTATTTTTTTCCATCTCTTACAAAAAGCAAAGTCTTCTCCCAAATAAGTTTTAGTCTCAGGATCAAAATCAGTGTCAAAAAGATTATATAAATATGGTTTTGTTTCCATTTTACCGTTAATAATAGTTTTTTGTATTATCTCTTTTTCAGGATAAGCTTTAATCATCTTTTCAATGACTTCTCTTTTTATAAGCATACATCCAGTAGGTGAATGAGTAACTTCAATAACTCCATTTTTATCCATCTTTATATTCTGTTCGTCTTTTACTTTCATAGGATATTGATAGAAGCCTTTATATTTAAGATCTTCAGCATTTTTAATTATGCCTGCTTTTACCTTATTAAAACCTTTTTCCCAGTTGAAAGTCTTAAGTGGGTAAGGCACTGATATTACATCTTTGTTTGTGTCTGCCATTTTAAATATAGATTCACTATCAAAATCTATGTCTGAATCAATAAATAACAAATGTGTACTATCTGTCTCCATAAAACTAGACACACATAAATTTCTACCTTGAGTAACTAAAGAAGATTTCATTACTTGAAAACAAGTTAATACATCTTTCTTCATACATTGTTTTTGAAACTCTAGACAAGCTTGAAAATAATGTATGGATACATCGCTATGAACAGGAGTACCTACAAAAAATCTATACTTACTTTTTGTTTTAGGTTCTGTTTTTGCGTTTTTACCAAACCAAATTGGTTTACTTGGATCTTGCATTTGTTAAAACTCCTTGTAGAAATCCATTCCAGTGTCCTGCAATAACTTTCCAATTATAAAAATGATTAAAGAATTTTTGTTGAAACTCTAAATGATTATGACACCCAACCTCATTCAATTGTCCAGGTATTTGATCTATTACAGCTGCAAATTGCATAGCTAAATTTTTCCAGTCTTTGTCCATAGGTATATAAATTGGAAACTCAGAACAAGTTTCATAAAGTGCTCCGTTGTCCGTTGTTGCTACATACAGTCCACAAGCTAAAGCTTCAATTGCTGATATACAAGAAGTCTCTTCCCAAATATTAGGATAAACAAATGCATCATAGGTATGTAAGTTTTCTAAAATATAGTCATTAGGTTTATATCCTATGTAATTTACATTAGGTAACTTTTCACATTGATCATATAAGTCTTGATATGAATGATCATTTTTTTCCTTAAATTCATCTCCATAAACCTGTGTACTACTATACACATCTAAAGTTATGTTTTTATTATTTACTAACTGCATAGCACCTAATAAGACAGATAGGCCTCTCCAAGGTGTTGGTTGATATATTAATTTTATTTTTTCTTTTTTAAGTTTAGGATCTCTTTTTTTAATATCAGGAATTCCGTTTTTTATTACCGTACATAAATGCTCAGGTAATGAAAAAGTTTTTCTAAACTGTTCATAGTTCCAATGGCTATTAAAAACATAATAATCATATTGTTTTATTTGCTCGGGATCTTTAAAGAACTCTTGAAAGTGAGGTTGATCAGGAGCCATTTTTTGCCAAAGAATATTTATTTTATCTTTTGATAAAGGAACTTTGTGTGGAACTGAAGTGCATATTTGAAACTTATCTAATAATTCTTTAGAAACATACTTTTGCAGAAAACCAAGCTGTAGTTCTGTTCCACCTAATGGATTCATTGTGTGCTACCAAATATAGGAAGATCAGGAACTTGAACTTCAACGTCAGTAGCTAAATCTTCTTTAGGATGCTCAGCTAAAAAAGCTTCTTCTGTCTCGTATCTTTCACCTGTCTTAATACTTCTATAGATAGTTTTAGTTTTACATTTAACTTTTTGATATACGGTCATTGTATTTAATTACAATATATTAACGCCCTTGTCCAATATATTTCTTACGATGTGGTTTTCTTTTATTTTGATTTTTTGTATGGACACCAGGACGTTTTTTAGGTGTTCTTTTATGGTAATTGCTAACTCCAAAGAGTGCTTTCTTTTTAGCCATTTTCTTGAGATCTATCTATTTGTGCGTAGCTTACAACACCTGTAATTTCATTAGCTGTATCTGCTTGAATTTTTAATATGTCACCACCTTCTAAATTTAAAGTATCTTTTATAAGGTTTTCAGATGACTTGTTTAAAACCGCATGACCTATCTCAACATCTGATCCTCCTGATTTTTTTAAATAAAGATCAACATCAACATTACTTGCAGTTGCATGAGATCCTTGAACCATTTTACATATTGCTGAAGATGAAGTTGATATAGTCAACACAGTTGTTAAGTTGGTTGTTGTAAGACTATAGGTTGTACTTTTATATTGTATTGTCATGATAAAAAATAAGTAAATGCATCTTGTTTGTTTTTTATATCATTCTCATATGAAAAATTCAACTGAGACTGAAGAGTTCTTAAGGCTTGAAGTATTTGTCTTTGATCTTCTTGAGAATATTCAGTTTTAGGTTCAGGTATTTGTATTGTTATTTTTGCCATTATCTTCTACCATCCACTCTAACATCAAATCTAAACGTACCGTATCTCCAGCTCTCATCTAAATTTTCATTTTCAATTTGAACAGCAGCTAACCTTGCTCTTGCTCTTGTATCAACTTTAGATGTGCTTGAGCTTATTGTAAAAGGTCCTAAAGGACTTGATGTTGAAGTTGTTCCTTGAGGAAACTCATTTAAAAATATAGTTACTTTTGCGTTACCACTTATACGTTTAAAGTCTGGTAGAAACCTTTTAATACTCATTAAAAATTCTCCATCTCCTGGAACACCTGCATTACCATTTAAATCAAACTCTCCTGATTTTATAAAAGATGTAATTGCTGTTGAAGATCCATCACCATTTAATTGATTTACACCTACTTCATGTTCATAATAAATAGATGCCCCATTAGAAACACCATTTACTACTGGAAAAGTTGGTGTGTCTGAAGCATTGTAATCTGTAGCATAAGGTTGTTCATAAACTGTTGAACCCACCCAAGTTGTTCTATCAAGAGTTCCTGTCGTCCAAACTTGTTCGTCAAAATTATAAGTTACAACTCTATCAACAACTAAAGAACCAGCAGAACAATAAAACCAATTTATTTCAGAGTATAATTCATTTATACCTGCATAAACTAATTGACCTGAGTTATAATTTATACCTGGATTATTACCGTCAGTTGTAAAAACAAAGTCTTCTACTAAACAAGGTAGTGATTTTACAGTACCATCATAAACATAGAACCCTCCTGTTTTACCCATCCAATATACCGCACCGTTTGCAAACACACCTGCGTTTTGCCCTAATAGTCCGTTGTTAGAACCGACTTTCCTAATTGAAAAAGTAAATGGTGGTCCAACAAATTGCATTTCATATGCAGCTGTGTCGGTAAGAACTAAAATATAATCTTTACCTTTTATGGCTCCTATTATTCTTGTGCCATCATCAAGTCTAAAAGTACCAGCAGTATTTGTTGAAGTTGGTTGATAATCACTCAAACTTTCTTGATCAGAAAATCTTATAAACATTTTATCTTGTGTTGTTGAAGTTCCAATTGTAGTTTCTGTACCTAAATGGAATAAATGCCTGTCTCTGTCTGATACTATAGTCATTACTGATGCTGTTGGCATACCTGTGCCAATGATTGCTCTCGTATTTAATGCGTTACCTGCTGAGGGGTTCCAGGTAAATGTTTTTCCATTATGAATTGTTGCTATTAAAATATCACCAAAGTTTTCTAAAGACCACATTGCAGGATCAATAGTTACTGTGCTTGAAGATGAAGCGTCACCCCATCCTATGTAGCTAGATATATCAGTTACTGTTGCTCCATCTGTATGTTCAACTGCAGTCGTTCCATTAATACCTCTAGTAATTCCACTAAGTGTATTTGTACCTGTGTTATTTGCAGTGTAAGACATATCTTCAGATCCAATTCTTATTGAACCCGTTGCTGGGAATGAAGATGTAGCTGTAAGAACTACACTGGTATCGCCTACTAACATGTTACCGCTGTTATTCATTGTTGTTGTGGTTTGAGCGATAGTTCTTCCGCCAAATAAATACGTACCCCAACCATACCCATAAGTTTGATTTAAAGGACCGACAGGTTGATAAGGATTAACATCTAATGTTCCGTTGTTCGTTGTTCCTGAACCTGATTCTACTGAAGGCATTAAAATTGTAAATGTTGTAAATGATGGTGTTGTTTGTACTTCGAAAACTTTATCATCAAAATCTGACGCTGTGTAACCTGTTTGTCCCGCATTAAAAGATCCTGCATTAGCGAAGGTAGTCAATTCTCCTACTTCAAGATTGTGTGCAGAGCTTGTAGTAATTGTAACTATAGCTGATGCATTAGTCGTTGTTATGTTTGCACCTGTAGAGAAATTATCTGTTTCTAAAGGTGTTATATCGTAAAGAACACCTTCGTAATAAATTGTTAAAACTTTATTTGTACCTATCGCTGCATATCTTTTTCCTGAAGTATCAGCCCAAACATGTTGTTGTCTTGCAGCACCAACTATTTTATCACCACATAGAGCAGACCAGCCACCTATCTTTTCTGGTTCACCATATCTAAAACGCACATTGTCACCATCCACCCAACGACCTTCTGCGTCTGCTGGTGTAGACTGTTTATCAAATCCTGGTGCTATATTAACTTTTGCTAAAGGCATGCTGAATTATACCACAAGCTATTTGGGTAAGAAAGTTGTCCATTCTAGATCAGAGATCAAATCATTTACGTATACGTTTTTCTTCTTTTCCCTACGTATATACTGATGAAGTTCTTCTAAGTCTATAATCATCCATTCTTTTTCACCTTCAAGAACCATCTTTTCAGCTTTCGTATCAAGACGACCACTCTGCGCTGGTGTTCCATTGGGCATTTCAAACATTTGTCTAACATCAAATCTATAAAAAGCATTACTACCTTTTATCATACCTGCGATATTCCAAGAGGTTTTTTCTTTAGGGTATTTAATCTCAGTTAAATACTTTGAAAATTTGTCTACTATGTTCATTACATTTTATTTCCAAGTTTAAACTAATCCTAGGCTGATCAAAAGAGGGGTATGGATAGTGATCTAAAAAATCTGGGAATATAATTAAGTCACCTGATTTTGGCTTAAGGTTATATATAGTTTTATTCATCCTAAAATCTATCCCTTTATTATTTTTCGGAACTTTTAAATACAAAACTGCATTGATAGTAGCTGTATCAATATGATTATGCCAGTTACCTTCATTAAATTTTTTATCTGAATAATAACACCATAATTTAAAATTGTGATCACTAATTGTAAAAGTGTTTAGGTGTTTAGCACAGGATCTTATTAATATTGTATATAACTTTTCTGTGTGTTTACTATCTACAAAATAATTATTAACTCCATGCACCGAAGGATTTACAAGTCTTTTTTTTATACATTCATTAATTAAATCTTTTTTAAAAGATTTGATTTCTTTGTTTACAGATATTTTAGTTATCATTCAAAGTTAGCTGCAACAGATACTCTAGTTACTTTTGATTGGAAGGGAGCAACACTATGTCTTACAAAACGAGGAAATATAAACATCTCACCAACTTTAGGCACATAAGTACAACCAGTGTTACAATC